CGACACCTCGTAACCCATTTCTTCCAGATCGCTGACGACTGTGGGGAGTCCCAGCGAGATGTGTCCCTCGACATTTTCGAAGAGGCAGAGGACGGGTCGGCAAAGTCGAATACCATCTGCAATCCAGGGCCAGAGGTGTCGGGGGTCGTCCTTTCCCTTTCGCTTTCCGGCTGCGGAGAATGGCTGGCACGGCCAGCCCCCAGAGATGACGTCCACCAGTCCGTGAAACTTTCCGAAGTCAAACGACTTGAGATTCGACCATATAGGAACTGGGTCCAGGAGTCCCGCTTCCATTTTAGAGACCAGGTTCGCGACGGCGAAGGCTTCGATCTCACAAAAAGCGATTGTGCGCAGATTTCGGACAACTCTTGATAGTCCGAGACCAATTCCACCGTACCCAGCGCACAACTCGATGTGATTGACTTGGGTATTATCCAGCATCCGACCTCGCTCATTCTTGGTGACCTCCATTATCGTCCCTCTCGTTCAGAAGAGGGCCGGCCGGGAATTTGTCCCGGCCGGCCCCTGTAACTCAAGCAATCGCGCGGTGGTTGGTGATCCTGTCCGCGATCAGTACTGCCTTGAAGCGCTGGATGAGCGCGCGGGCCTCTGGCGTCCAATGCTTCCTGAGGACCAACCCCTGCGACTCCATCGACTTGATGAAGGTCATTGAGGGCTGGACGCAGGGCTTGCACCCGAACGGCTTGAAGTTGTGGATGATGTCGCACCGCTCGAGCATCAGATCCATCGCCTTGGCTCCGTACATGAAGTAGTAATCGAGCTTCGGCACGATGATCAGAGCCCCGTAGTGGAGGCACCCTTTCAGGGCCGACACCTTGAAGGTGTGGAACCTGTTGTGGCCCTCGGGTATGGTCTTGATCTCGACGTACATCTTCCCCGCATGCCCGGGGAACACGTACAACTTGTCAGGGTTGCAGTTGGCGAGCTTGCCGTGGATCACAGACCCCGTGTTGTCGACTCCGCTCTCGGTGACGGAGCATAGATTGCCGCGGGCTCCGAACTCCTCTTGGAGGATTTCGCCCCATCGTCTTTCCTTCTCCGTGAACTGGAACATGTCGGTGCGGAAGTCATCCTCCGTCCTATGATCCATTCTGTGCTTCGTGTAGCGGTCAATATCATCATTCATAAATCGTCCTTTCTGGTTAAGAAGTTAAGGTTTAGACCCGCGTTTTGCGGGCTTGCGATCAATATAGCGCGATCGGGCTAGACCAGCAAGACCACATATTTAGAAAAATACAGCAACCGCTAGACTGCGCAAAAATCGTACTTTTCTTGAGGTCGAAGCGAAAAGGATAGACCTGCGGGTTCCCGCGCTGCTGAAAGCCGGGAGGAAGTGGGCTACCTTCCCTTGTACCTGCTCTCCGCCTTATGTGCCTCCCACAGTCCCTTCGCCACTTCCTTCATGCGCCCCACGATGGCGGAGAACTTGGGCGAGTGTCTCAGGAACCGGTGCCATTCTCCCGCGGTCGCATATTTGGAAGCGGCGGCGGCTGGGTTCTCCGCGAATTCTTCAAGGAATTTCTCCCTAAATCGATCATACGGCAGGCCCTCGCCCTTGGTCTCGTAAGCCTTCCGTACCACGGCGTCAAGGTCGTTTCCTTCTGCCTCGTACATTTTCGGAGCGACGTAACGCCTGCACAGTTCTTCCACCTCCTCGTCGGAGAAGGCCCGCCCGCCGGCCACGGTCATGAACGGCTCCAGGCTGCCGAAGTGGGACTTCCATTCCCTCGCCAGTTCGTCCTTGCCGGCCACGACGCCCCTCTCCTCGTCGCTCATGATCTTCTCGACGACCTTGCAGCGGGTCAGCTCGACCGTCGGGATGTTGTTGTTGTACCTGTCGGGTTCCACCCCCTTCACCGTCCCCTTGATCCTAACCCGAAGCCCCTCGTCGAGGCTCTCCTTGGACGCCTTCCACTTGTAGGTCTGGCCCGCGTCGTCCTTCATGACGTGCAGCGTGGTGACCCCGTAGTCCGTCGACCAGCTCCGAACCTTCTCGACCGTCAGCACGCCCTCGAACTTGTCGCCCGCCTTGAGCGTCGGGGCGGGAGGAGCCTCGGCGGGGGAGCGGCCGGGCGTGGACGACGAAGCCCCGTTGGCCCTGTCGTACGCTGAGGGAAGGCTGGCCATCAGACCCGCAGTCCTGGCGTTGACCGTGAGGCCCTCCGCCGCGACGGACAGGTTCCAGAGGTACTGCTCGAGGTCGTCGTTTCCGGCGTCCTTCAGCGACCTGGCCCATTCTACCATCTTCTCGGCCCTCTCCCTGTCGTCGGGCCTGCGGGCGGATTCGACGTCCTCCTTGAATTTCTTCGTCTCCTTGTCCGTGGAGGCGCTGAAGAAGTAGCGCGAGACCTCGCTCGCGGTGGTGGGCTTGTTCCTCTCCTCCGATATGCGCTTGCTTACGAAGCCGAACTTCCTGATGACCGCGATGGTGGTCGCGAGGAAGTTGACCGTCTCGACCTCGTCGGACCGACGCCCGCCGCCAAGGCCGTCGAGGTCGCCCTCCATCGAGTCGGTGAGGCTCTTGAGCTCCGAGAAGTAGAGGACGTAGGCCGCGGGGTCGTCAGTTCCGAGGAAGTCACGCAGGCAGTTAGTGCCCACCTGCTTGTACTCGCCGGCGTCGCTCTTCAGGACGAAGGTGTCCTTGCGGTTGCGGGTCGACCGGCAGTGTTCGCAGGACGGCGGGGCTGTCCTGTACTTTGTGGGTACGTCCTGGCCCGGCGAGCCCATGATCATGTTGCCGCCCTCGCCGTGAACTATGCGGGCGACGAACGTCCAGCCCTTCAGTTTCGGGGCCGCCCCGACGAGCTGCACCTGGGTCGTGGACATCTCCTGCGAGCGCCCGTCCGGGCCGGGGGTCTTCACGACCTTCCTGCCGACTATGTCCATCGACACGGGGGGCATGCCGAGCTTGGCCGCCCTGCGGTTGAGCCTCTCCAGCTTCGCCTTCATGACGTCTAGGTCGCGGGTCAGCACCCAGTACTTGCCGTCGACGCCCTGTTCCTGGCTCTCCTCGTTCTCCAGCCACTGCCTGAATTCCATGCAGTATTTAGCGACGAGCAGGGGATTTTTAAGAGCGGGATGCGAGAGTTGAACTCGCCTTTCGGCCTTGGAAGGGCCGCACACAGCCGCTATGTCAATCCCGCATACTGTGAAATAGTGCCTATTTGCGAGATCAAATAGTCTTCACGGCCTCAAACTTTTTAATGGCGCCATTCAAACGCTTGACCAATGAATTGTTGACCCGCCTGGTGCCGTTGTCGTCGCCCATCGTGGGCAACATCTCGCCTATGGTCATGAATTCTTCTTGAACTATCTGCATGAAGTTTAGAAAATTCCTCTTTTGAGTTTCGCTCCCGCGCAAACCAAATACGCCCACGAATATCTTCCACGCGGCCTCCAATGACTTGATCAGTCCCTTGTCCTCTGCTTGGTAGGCTCTAAAAAAGTCCTTGGACTTCGCCAGCACATCCTCGGGCTTGCCCGATACGACGTTCATGCCGGTCTTGAAGGGCAAAGAAGAAACTGCGTTCGCGATCTCCTGCTTGAACAATTCGTAGGCCGCCTTGTAGGCATTATTGCCTCGCTTGTCCGTGTCGCTCACGCGCCACTTGTAAGGATCAATGCCGGCTGTCTCGCGATCCAATGGGGCAAAGTTCAAACCAACGACCCACGGCTGCATCATGCGACCTATGATCGTATTCAAATGGAACCCCCTCGTCAGTTCCCCAATCTGATCCAAGGGAGGCCTGTCAGACAACGGAAGGCTGGCGGTCATATTGATGCCCTGGATCCGTTCGCTTTCCTTCTCGTGATCTATGTCCTTATAACTCTCCAACCAACTTTTGAAATTCATTTTGAGCCTCGATTGTGCCGCCCTGTATTTATGGGTGAAAGGCAAATTTAGGAGGCTTGGACCTCGTACTCCCATCGGACTTTACCGCAGTCCCAGATTCGCGAAAGACCCCTCTCATTCGCCCACTGCAACTCCGTCAGGTGGGAGGGGCACTGTGACTGCTTCTTGCTCTGGCTCTGCTTGCTGAATCTCCTCTTGGGGTTCTTCATGTCGACGTAGTAGTAGTCCGGGGGGAGGTCGGCCACTTTTTTGAAGCCGAGCCTATCGTAGACGCTTCCGTCACTGTATCTGTTGTCGCTCCATGACAATATTTTGTTGACCCCGTTCCCCGAGCACCAATCCGAACACGCCTTGAAGAGTTTGTTCGCGCCGCCAATGACCTGTACGCCCGGTCTGAAGCACAATCTCGTGAGGACGGCCTCCTTAGGATTCTTCTTCCTGTGGTGCCTGCCCATGTCGACCGCCCCGACCAGTTCTTCACCGTGGAAGAGCCCGAAGCACACCTCGCTGAGTTTGTTTGCCCCTTGTAGGTGATGGAGTTCACAGAACTCCTTCATCGTTTTCTTCGGAATCTCTCTGACTTCGCACTTCCTTCCCTTGAGCCTCCTGTCGAATACGCCTAGCTTAGAGAGAATAAGGCTCTTGCAGACCTCGTTCCTGTCGCGCCACTCGTCGTCGAATATGGTCAGGAGACGAATTCCCTTGTCCCGGCATCGCTTCCATTTATCGTGGTGATAGGAACGGGTCTTGGGGCTGAATGAGTCCTCCGCGTGCCAGAATATCCCGCAGAATTCTATGGCCAATTTGGCGTCGGGGTCATATATGTCCAGTTCTCTGTTTTCTAGCACAGAAAAATCATTGTTGAATTCGTACCCAAAAGAATTCAGCCAATCTCTTATTTCATTCTGTTGCTTCAGATAAGGTCTGTTTTCTGGGAGGCACAGAGGGCTTTTAACGCCATACCTTTCCATACATGTGTCATGATACTTCTGCTTGAACGAAGGGTGTTTTGAAAAGCATTCTACGCCGTACCTCTCCAATAGCGTTTCGACCATCTTTCCTCGTATGGACTCGTTCTGGTGGGGGTGCTCAGTCCCGTACTTGGAAAGACAAGTTTCTTTTCTTTTTTCCCAATATTCTTCGGTCTGGGTAAAACTTTCCTTTCCGTATTTTTTACGGCATGTTTCCTTGTACTTTTGTTTGACCTCTTCGGATTGCATCGGCGATTCGCATCCGTATTTGGCAAGACTTGAGGCTTTGAGTTTTTCTGCATGTTGTTTTGTCTTCGCAAAGTTCTCACAACCATAAAGCTCAAGACACTTGGCCCTCTGCTTTGCTTTTATTTCTTCATTTTTTAGTGGGCTGTCTGCGCCGTATCTCTCTAGGAGTTTCTTCTTGCGCTTTTCCTTGAAATCTTTGGATGAAAAGTAGGATTTTGACCCATACTTTTTTGAGTTAGTGTCGTTGGATTTCTCTACAAAGGCTTGGGATGTGAAATAATCTTTGGATCCGAACAGCGCAAGGCTCACCTCCTCCTTCTTCTTCAGGGTACAGGCCTTGGAGCCACAACTGTCCTTGTCGACCGTCTTATTCAACCTTGCAACGGATTTTTTGACCCTAGTGAAGACGGTTCCACAGTAGTCGCACTGGATGTGGATTTTGGTTCTTATTGTGCAATCTTCGTAAGACCTTCCAATCAATTCCAGATTTAGGTCGTCTCTTATCATGCGTCAATTTTTGCCATATTCGTCCAATCAGTCAAGACTAATGAACGGTAGGTCTCCAAACTTGTAGATGAGGTCTTCAAACCACTTCTGCCTGTCTTCCCTGGCTTCCTGAATAAGGGCAGATCCGTCCATCGCAACGGCCCCCTGTGCTCCTGGTACGCTTTGATATTTGCTTCTTATTCTTCCTAAAATTTCTTTTGCATATGTTAACGAACCTTCTTGAATTGCTTGTGTAACTTCTGTCCAATCTTTTTGTTTTTGCAAATAGTGAACCATCACTTTCTGTATTCTATACGGAACAGGATACAGCTTGATGGAATTCAGCCCACCGAGGAACTCCCACCCCCCCAGTGCAGAGCTCGTTCTACTATACATCTGTTCGTACTGCCGATACTGAACCCACTCCCCCATTTTTCCCCATATGGGGTGAACTGGGTCGATGAGTCCTCCTTGGATTGAGCTGTAGCTGCCGGAGGCGTAGAAGTATTCGATTGGTATTGCGCCTCCGAGGTCAGAGGCCTGGAAGGCGTAGTTGCCGACCTCCTTGTAGAAGACGTTCCTGACGACGCCGACCTCGGGGGGCATCTGGTAGACGCTCTGACCGGGGACGCTGTCGAACACGTAGTACTGGAAGTGTTCCCTGCCGGCGTAGTCCTCGAACACCTTCATGGCCTGGTCAACTGCGAAGTCCAAGTTCTGGGCGTCGAGCTCCAGTTTGACGACGGGGGCTCCGAGCATGTGGAGGCAGTAGTCCTTTATCTGCTCCCTGACCTTCTCCCTCTGCCTCCTGGGGCCGAGCTGGGCCTTGTTGAGGGGGTCGGCGTGTCCCAGGGCCGTGCAGGTGCTGCTGCACTGGGCGCTGGCCATGCCGCTCATGCTGGGCCTGTTGATCGCGAGGGTGTTGCTTCCGCTACATGACATAAGTGGTCCTCCGATGGTATATAGGGCTGGAGGCTTGAACTACATGGGATCGCTCGCCCTGCTCGTGGCCGTGGTGGTGCTTTCGCTGTGGGCTTTGGCGGCGGGTTCGGTGCTGTTCAGCCTGCTGGGGTTCAGGCGCGTGGGTTTGGCGTTGGGGTTTCTGTCGGCCGCGGCGGGCGTCTGGCTCCTGTGCGCGCTCCCGCATGTTCCCCTGCTCAGCCTGATCAACATAGCGTGCGGGGTGGTCGCAATACGGCGGCATTTGTCGCAAAGGGAGGTGGAACGATGACAGATCAAGACAGGCCCATGCCTTTGAAGGATCTGCCGGCCTACCTGGACTCCGTGAGGGAGCGGGGGCAGGGGGACTACGTCCCGGTGGTGGATATGGGGATGATCGTGGACGACCGCCCCAGGAGGTGGGTCAGGGCCCTGGCCTACTCGTCGGTCGCATGTCTTTTCGTCGCCATCGCGTCTGCGGGCGTCGCCGTGACGAAGACGCGGAGCATAACCGTGTCGGCCGGGGGGATGGATCCGCGGGCCGTGTCCGAGATAATATCGGAGGAGGGCGGCAGGGTGCTATCAGTGACCCAGAACGGGCGCGGCGAGTACGAGGTCAGGGTCTTCACCTTCCAGCGAATGAGCTCCTTCCTTGAGCGCCTGCGGGGCAAGGATGAATTCAAGAGGGTGGAGGCGAGATGAAGTTCAGGGAGTTCCTCGATTATGACATGGAGGTTACCGACCGCTGGCCGGTCAACAAGGCCACATACGACATGGACGACCCCGAGGACAGGTGGAGGTACGAAAGCGACCTGAAGGACAGGCTCGCCAAGATGCAGCGCAAGGTGGTGTCCGACAGAATCGTGGAGGAACCGCACAGGATCACGTGCTGGAGGGGTTTCGACATGAGGTCGTTCGAGAGGGACGCCGAAGAGTTGGGGGGAAGGCTATACCTGAATGGAGAAAGAGCGATGAGCGGGATGCTGTGGTTCACCTACGACATCCAGCCGGTGCACCACTACGACCCGAGGACCTACGCTCTTGAGCATGCGTACGGTGACGGCTACCTGCTGACTTATCCTTTGGAGTGCAACAGGTCGTACAGGCTCATCAAGTACGACAACGGATCGGAGTGGAGCGAGTCTCCCGAGGGCGCGAAGACCAACCCCACCGAGCTGGACAATATGGCGGTGATTGGCGGGCGGCTTTACGAACTGCCGCGGGGGTGGTACTTCACCTGGCAGGTGGAGAAGAATCTCGGCTTCAAGGGCAAATTGGAGATCGACTGGTCGATGCTCCGGAGGGTGAAGGAATGAAGTTTTCCGAGTGGATTCTGCGGGAGGCCCGCACGCCCAAAGTGATCATGTACCACGGCACTGCCTTCAGGAACCTGCGCTCGATCATGTCCCACGGGCTTCTGCCGAGGGGGAGGAGCAAGGCGTGGGCGGAAGACCCAGACTCTTCGTTCAACAGCGCGAGTCGGGCCTCTCTCGACGGAATCTACCTGACCAGGAACCTCATGACCGCCCTTTCGGCGGCCACCAACGGGGCGAACCGAAAGTACATGGAGGAGGGGGACCTCCTGGTGGCGGTGGAGATGCAGCCGAAGACCGCGTTCGCGGACGAGGACGACCTCAACTTCATGGCTACGGTCGCGAACAACGAGATGAAGGTCGCCGACCTGTACTCGATGCTCGGCAACCCTTCGTACGAGGAGTACGTCGAGAAGGCTCGGGAGGAGTACAGGGAGCGCGTCTTTAGCAGGACGGCTTCCTACATCGGTTTGAATCCGATGGCCAAGGAGAGGATCGGGGCGGTTGCGGACGAGGTTTTCGAGGCGGCCTTGAGGAGGCAGGCTGCGTATTCGGATTACTACCTCAAGAGATACTTCAAAGACATAGAGGCCCCGAACAAGGCCGCCGCGGAGAGGGATTTCATGGCCGCGCGCGAGAGGATGACGAGGACGCTCAAGGGACTCGCCAACCCGTTCCGCCATTCCAGCGAGCCGTTCAACCTGACGGCCCGTGTGGAGGAGCCGATAGGGTTCAGGGGGACGAACAGGATAGTGTGCGTCCTCCACGTGCCCTTCGACTACAAGCAGAAGCCGAGGCTTATATACGGGCAGGTTCCCGACGACCTCATTCGGCAGTGGGAGCAGAGGAAGGGCAAATGGACAGGAGTGGAATGAACTTCAGGAAGTGGCTTGAAACGGTTGGGGGAGTGCGTCGCTTAAAGGATGCCGGATGGCAGCCGGAGGGATACCCCAGCGAGATAAGGGGGATGAAGACCTCCGTCACGCTTTCCGAACTAGGAACATTCGGATGGTTCCGTGCCTACTCCGCCTCAGACAGCTCGGGCTACGACCCAGAGTGGGGAGTTTCTCTCTATGGTTCAGACTGGTTCGCCGAAGGATTCGACGGAAGACTGCTGGTGGAGGTCACACAAAGGCTGATGTCCTTGGGCTTCAGGCCCTTGAGGGTCAGTGTCATATTCCATGGTTCGGTGCCGTCGAAGGACGCCGAGGGCACGCACGAGCCGCAGCTCCATGTGATAAGGGTGAAGAAGGGACTCGACGAGGGGCGCATGATGCACGTGCTTGCCCACGAGTGGGCTCATGCGGTGTGGAAGTCCATGCCCAAGCAGGACAAGGAATCATTCGAGAAGTACTGGGTCGGGTCGTTCGGAAGGAGGGGGAGCGGACTTTCCTCGTACGCGTTCACGGGCGGACCCAAGGAGATGTTCTGCGAGATGGTGGCGGAGGCGGTCGCCAACCCTTCGGCTCTCTCGCGGGAGGAGGCGAAGCTCGTGAGGATGGTCGCAGGCGGTTCGATGCCCGTCCACAGCCTGGGCGAGGCCGTGGTCTCTTCCGAGGACGTCGGGTCGGCCTTGAGGAAAACCATGGAGATGCAGGTCGAGGGGAGGTGGTCGGATGTGGGCGTGAAGAGGGAGGGACACAATCCTCCCGTGGTGAAGTTCATGGGCAAGCTCCGCAACGAGAGGACGGGCTACGGCGGCCCCGAGTACTTCTATGTCACCGCCTACGCGATACTGGGTGGCAGGAACGGGTCGCCCCTGTTCTCGTACGACACCGCCTCGGGAAGCGAAGACCTGAGGATAAACGGGTCCATTCTGTATTTGAACGGACGGGGAGGGTACGCCGAGTTGGGGGTGCGCAGTTCCGACCACCACTCTCAAGATTTGTCGTCGTCTTTCGGTCAGACCTTGAGGACGCCCTTCGAATTCGCAAAATGGGTTGAGGCGGTGGTCGGACGATTCGAAGGATTCGGGGATTTTGACGACGACGGCGGGGACGACGATGTTGAGCCATGGTCGCCCGTCCCTTCTTCCGGATCTAGACTTGTCCCCGCGTAGGCTACATACTTCCATGGAACTCAACTCCATGGAACTCGTCGGGTGGGCCGGATCATTGTTGCTCGCGTTCTGCGGGCTGCCGCAGGCCATCGAGTCGTGGAGAACGGGCTCGTCCTCGGGCGTGACTTGGGGCCTGCTGGCGATGTGGGGCGTGGGCGAGGTTCTGACGCTCGCGTACGTTATGCCCAAGATGGAGATGCCCCTTCTGTTCAACTACGCCGCCAACATCGTGTTCCTTGTTGTCATCTCATACTACAAGATTTGGCCCCGCGTCAGTCGTACCTGAACTTCTCCCTCTTCATCTCCGCGTCCAGTTCTGGGCTCCATTGGACGGCGGGAGATGCGGTCGCCGATATCCTGTATACCGTTCCCCCTCTGGCCGCGGCGTACGAATCCTTCTCTGTATTGAAGAGTTTAGTGTCTGGGCTGACCTTCGCGATCAATCCCTTCAGAACCTCTAGGTTGTCCTCTAGTTCGTCTGGCGCCACGGAAGTCAGAGAGATTCGGGAGTCGCCGTCGAAGTTAGACCTTCCTATCCTGACCGTGCCCCTCGAGGTCGTCCTCGGGGGCTTGAAGTCGTTGGGTTCGGAGTGGAGTTCGGGATCTTCGTCGAGGTCGTCGAATCCCTCTCCGAACAGCCTCTCCAGAGCCCTCTTGTCGGCGAAGTGGAACCCTGGGTTCGTATGCGCCGCGAGGGCTGCCACGATGTCGTGCAGCCGAGACTCAGAAAGCCCGTACTTTTTGGAGTTCCTCTTGATCCATTCCGAAAGTTCGTAGGCGTCGCCAGGTTTCGAAGAATGCCCGGTGGCGAACTTCCTCAGCGACAGTATCTTGTCGACCATCTTCTGGATGTTCGGCGGGAGCCTCACTGAACGACCGAGCGGGAACCTTCTGACCGGGGCGTAGTCCCCTGATACGAACGCGTCGTGCTTGTCCCTGATCACGAGGTCTTTCTGGTTGTTCGGTCTTGTGGGGTGGAACTGTGCGCTCGTTATGTCGATGTACATTCCCTCCGCCTCAACCCACCAGTGTTGCTGCGGATTGGTCATGCCCGAGTTCCTTGGCGGGATGGGGTCGTCAAGTCTGATGTCGTACCCTGCGCTGTACCCGTCTTCCGCATGGCCGTACCACCCGGAGACCTTCCTGGCCCTGAAGCCCTTCTCTTTTAGGAACTTGACCAGACCTTCGGCGGCGTTTGCGCAGGTGAAAGACATCGGATGGTGCTTGAACGGAACCACATCCAGGCTCCTGTCGTAGTCGGAACCCAGTTCGTCCTCGACGTGCTTTGGGTTCTTGGGGTCGAAGTTCATGTTCTTCGGACGGGTGATGTAGTAGCACCTCCTCGCCTCGGGCCTCGTCGACATGTACTCACGAACCGCGGACTCCAGCCGATCTTTTGTTGTCTGCTCTGATTCCGCGAGCCATTCCGCGAAGTTCTTCATATGTTTGTGGGCAGGAAACCCATACTTTTGTCGTCAAAAGTTGGCTCCGCTTCGGAGCCAACCCTTTAGGGCATGGGAGGAATGCCCACGACAGCAAAAAATAATGTTTTACCCGCTTTTCTCCTTTGTAAAAAATTAAACCATCTGCATATATACGAGTGGTATATGAAACAGATACGAACCGTTAAAATACGACTGAAGGTTGCGAACAGTGTGTTCAAGCCGACGCTTGAAGCATACACGAACGCCTTCAACCAAGTATGCAAGACCGCTTGGGACAACCAAGAGTTCAACGGAGTCCGTCTGCATCACCTCACCTACAAGCGTTTGAGGGAGGAAACCAAACTCAAATCCCAACTTGCGATCTCCGCAAGGGTCAAGGCAACAGAGGCTCTGTCCTCCGTCCTTGCGAGGAAGAAGAAGGGGAAGAATGTTTCCTGCCCGCAAAGCAAGTGTTGCGCCATAAGGTACGATGACCGAAGTCTGACTGTTGATTTTAAGACCAACACAGTCAACATCCTGACCATCAACGGAAGGGTCAAGATTCCGATCTCCGTACCCAAGTATTTTGAACAGTACCTTTCCTGGAAAAGATGTTCCGCCGACCTTTTCCAGACGAAGGGAAAGACCTTCCTGCACATTGTTTTTGAGCGGGAAGTTGAGGATATTCAGCCTTCCGGCGATTTCGTCGGAGTTGATCGTGGAATAAGGAACCTTGCTGTCACGAGCGACAACAGGTTCTTCGGCGGAAATAGGATCAAGAGATTGAGCGAAAGATATGAGAGGTTGAGAGGCGAGTTGCAAAGCAAAGGCACTCGCTCCGCAAGGACACACCTGAAGAAGATCAACAGGTGCGAACGGCTCATGCGGAAGGACATCAACCACTGTATTGCGAAGAAGATAGTTGAGGGGTTGAAACCCGGCACGACGATTGTTCTTGAGAAGTTGACCGGAATCCGTGGCGGAGCGAGGAAACTCAACGCCGAGGAAAGAAAGGAAGGCAAAAAAACCTTGAGAAAGGCACAAAGGAAGGAAGTCAACAAGTGGAACTTTTTCCAACTTGAGCAGTTTCTCGCCTACAAGGCTCTTGCAAAGGGCTGCAATGTTGAATATGTGGATGCCCGCTACACATCGCAAGGATGCAGCAAGTGCGGCCATGTCGCAAGAGGCAACAGGCAGTGCCAGTCCTTTTTCAAATGTAAAAAGTGCGGTTTTCAACTTAATGCAGACCTCAATGCTTCTCGCAATATTGTTCTCAAACATTTGGACGCTACATGCCATCCAAACAAGGTAAATGTCAATTTGCCTAACGGCGGTTGTGAAACTGCTAATGTTCACCTTCGGGTTTGAACAAGCCCACTCGCTTTAGCGGGTGGGTAATTGACGTTCGTATTTAGGCTCCGTGTTCTCTTTTAGGACATGAACCCGTTCGCAGGAAACCCGCACTCGGTCGCCATCAAGAGATACCTGTTCGAGGTGCTCAAGGAGAGGTACGCTCGCAACGAGAGGTACATAGAGAGGGTGGCGGCGTCCACTCTGGTGAGGGAGGACTACGAGGGGCTGAGCAGTCTGGTGGCCGACCTGTTCGAGGCGGGGTTCATGCGAGCCCTCGACCAGTACAAGGAGCAGATCGCCAAGATGGGGCTGAGGGTAGACGTGGTTCCCTCGCCGACGCCTGCGAAGGGCGAACCGATATTCAGAGAGGACTAGTCGCTGAAGTCGGGCTGGAGGTCACTCGGAACGGCGGTGAAGAGCCAGCCGCCCTCCTTGGACTCCTTGGAGTTGACTCGCCACCATCTGTAGTCGTCGTAGGGAACTCTGTCGTACGACTCCGTCTGCTGGTTGTAGACCTCGTATGTGAAAGGGTAGACGACGCTCTTATCTGATATCTGCTGCTTGGGGTCGCTCGTCCAGAACTCGATCGAGAGGTCTGTCGACGACATCATGACGCACGGGAACACGAACTTGGTGTCGTAGTTTACGCGCGTCCAGGTCTCGCCGTACAGGGCGTCCGCCCTCTTCTCGACCTTCGCGGGCAGGCAGTGGCACAGCACCTTGTACTTTATGAAAGGGAGGTCGAACTCCCTGCGGTCGTCGTTCTTGGTTTCGGGGGCCGCGGGCTCTGCGGCGGGGGGCGGCGCTTGGTTCGTCGGGATCGGCTTAGTCGGCGGCTCGGGGTCGGCCTTTTTCTCTTTCCTCTCGGCTCTTCCTTTGTGCAGTATTTCGTCCCAGTGGAAGTTGTGAAAAACGAGTTTGGACTTGTCCCACGAGACCTGCTTTTCGACGAGCGGGTTGGGTCCCTCCAGGATGTAGACTTTTCCTTCTTTGGTCAAAATGGCCATGGTTTTTTCTCCAAACTACTATATACGGTACCGACAAGATTAAGAAGGGGGGCAATATGGCATTGGTGGTTCCTGACGAGGGCGAGCGCAGGCTTCTGGAGTACATCGTTAACAAGACGGCTCCGACGAACCTCGTCCTTCACCTGTACGTCAACTCGGTGAGCCTCATCGGGGAGACCTTCACGGCGTCGAGCTTTACCGAGGCGAGCGCGACGGGGTACGAGTCGGAGACGCTTACGGGAGCGAACTGGACTGTTTCCACGGTGGGTGGAGTGTCGACGGCGGTCTATGACAGCACAATAACCTTTTCCTTCGAGGTCGGCCAGAGCGTGTACGGTTACTATGTGACGAACACCTCTGGGCAGATCATGTGGGCGGAGGAGTTCCCCGGCGCCCCTTTCAACCTTCCTGTTTCCGGCGGCGACATATCCGTCCGTCCGCAGGTGCAGCTGAACTGATTGCGCTTCCCCGGGCCTACATAGTGTAGGAGGGGACATGCTGAGGAACCCGGACGGAACGCCATACAGGTTGACTGGTAGTCTTGAGCAGTTCGACCCGGACAACCCGGAGCGTTGCCTCTGGAACGAGTGGGACGCCGAGTGGATCAAGATATACGGCTCCCCCATATTCTACTACGAGGTCTTCATACAGACCGGGTCGCTTGACCGCCTGTATCGCGAGGACAGGGGCAAGTTGTGGTCGAACAACCCGGTGACCCTCTACGCGAGCTACGAGCCCGTGGTCGGCCAGAACTACCAGAGCGCGTTCGGCATTGACTCGCCAGACGAGGTGATATTCGACCTCAACTACAGGGAGGTCATCCAGAAGGTGGGTCACCCGCCGAAGATCGGTTCGCGCATACACAGCCCGCACAGGGGAGAGGACTGGGTCATCATCCAGCTGAACATGGGCGAGACGATGCTGTGGAGCAGGATGAGGCTTCAGATACTCTGCCAGAGGTTCCAGGAGAGCGTCACGACGGGCGAGGGCAAGGTGACGCAGAAAAAGCCAGACTTCGACCTCAACGACCTGAACAACCGGTCATGATTTTGGATTCAACGGAACCTTGAACAAGACTTGGAAGCCGTCCGGCTTCGCGGCTCCGTAGTTGTATTCCTTGCCCCTGTACTCGAACGAGACATGGTGCCGGAAGTCGTCCCCGACTCTCACGACGAAGTTGGCGACTCCATCCCTGCTGGATTTCGGCTCGGGCGCCTTGATCCAGGGAACGTGCTTGCTCGCCCAAAACCTCTTGTACTGGTCCATCTTCGACGATATTTCGTGGGCAGGGGCGGGCTCGTATCCGAAACGCTCCGCAAGAGCGGACGCGATCTCGTAGCAGTCCTGTCCGGACTGGTTCCAAGCTTTGGCTCCCCTGACCAACCCCAACTTGTCAGACATTTCGTGGCCGACCTTGTTGACGTGCGGGGCTTTGGACTCCATCCACTGGGAGAATCTCATTCCCTATTTAACGCTCTGGACGGCTTTTCTTTCGGCCGTCCAGTCTTGTGGGCGTCCCACATGACTACCCTCGGGAAATTGGGCTTCGGCATGGTGGTTCTCACGCCTTCGGGCACAAAAGTCTTTCGTCGTCGTTCGGAGCTCTTCTTCTTTACGCGGAAGTGCCTCATGTTTTTTCCATTCCACTCCTAGATAGCCTAAAGGAGATATGCATGCCCGTTAATCCGGGGAACTATCAGAACAAAAGCTTGGACGACTGCAAGCCGAACAGCCCCGTGGAGACCAGCAGGGACATAGAGCCTCCTTCTAGGGATTGCCCCGGCCCGGCCGGCATGGGCGACGGATGGCTGGAGCGGGGGGGGTCGTCCAAGGTGAGCGTCGGCAGGGAGGCGCAGTGCGACCCCATGCAGACGGGCCAGATCGTGGAGGACATGAGGAACCCCGAGAGGGAGGTCCTTTACAGGTACTCCAAGAGCCTGCGCGGGTGCGACGAGGCGATGCTCGACCTGTTCAGCAACATAGTCGTGATCGACGAGGACGGCAAGGCGCACAAGGTTCCGATAATATGGGGGACTCAGGAACGTGCCGTCGCGTGGATCCTGCAGGACAACACGCGGAAGGACGGGAGCCTTGTGGTCGAACGGATCAGGCTTCCGATGATGGCCATCTACTCTTCCGGCACCGAGTTCGACCAGACAAGGTACACGTACCACAAGGCCTTGGACTTCATGAGGAAAAGCGGGGACGGAGGAAGGCCAGGCTTCCACATAAAGGAGAAGGTGGACAGGGACACGGTATTCGGAGTCGCAAGGGGAATACCGGTAAACAAGACCTATACCCTTCTGGCGTGGACGACCTACATGGAGGACATAGACCAAATTCTGGAGCAGGTTCTGGTAAAATTCTCACCAGTTGCATATATAACGGTGCGAGGGGTCAGGTGGGAGACAATAGTCACACTCGACTCCGTAGCAAACAACGTGGATTACGAGCCCGGCGACCAGAATCAACGAATCATAAAGTTCGAGTTTAATCTGACCGCCAAGTCGTATATACCGCAACCGATAGTTCGGAAAAAGTCCGTGCTGGCCACGAAGGTCGACCTTCACAACAGCGTGGAAGAGAACGAAATATCGGATGTTTTGGGAAGGATAGAGACCAGCGTCGAGAACATAGAAAGGCAGATGGGATGATCGAGATCAAAAACAAGACCAAAAGTCCTGTACAGCTGCTTGTAAGGTCAAGGAAGTCGCCGAGGTCGTTCACGACGCTGAACATACCGGGGGTGGGTGCTGGAAACAACATCTTCATCCTGGAGGACGAGAGAAACACGGAGTACGTCGGGCGGGCGGAGCAGATGGGGCTCATCTCGACGAGACACATCACAAGCAAAGAATTGAACAAGGGAGAATAACGTCATGGCAATCCTAAAGGGCTTTCCACCCTCGAACACAATTTCGCCCTCGGTCAGAATAACCGAGAAGGACCTGAGCTTCATCGCTCCGGAGCAGTCCTTCCACCGAGCGGGCCTTGTGGGCTTCGCGAGCAAGGGTCCGATCAACATCCCGACGGTGATACGCTCGCGCAGGCAGCTCAACACAGTGTTCGGGTATCCGCACCCAGAGGCCGGCGACCCCTACCTCATCTACGCGGCCGAGCAGTACCTGCTCGTCGCCAACGAACTGTACGTGGTTCGCGTGGCGGACACCGACCCGGTGAGCTGGGAGCGGGCAAAGACGGCGAGCGTGGACGCCCCGTCGGCGGGCGGCCAGGTGACGATGGTTTCCGACGCGGCCGGCCCCTACAGCCTCGACAAGGACATGTACTTCCGTTGGAGACTCAACGGCGTGCTTTCCTCGAAGACCCTCGTGGCCCTCGCCGACGAGAACCACCCGGATCCGAACGTGAAGAACGACGGGTACAGCGCGTCGCAGCTCGCAGAAGACCTCAACCTCCAGATCGACCCTGCGGTCGACGGCATCGAGTTCTTCTCGACTACGGAGCAGATCAGCTTCGTCGAAGCAGAGGAAGTTACCACATCGCAGACAGACACCGACGCAACCTTCCAGCTAAAGTCGTCGGTGGCAGGATTCTGGAGCACGCGAGACATAGTGGCCGGAACCATCACTGGCCGCGTCATGGTCAACGGCGTGGTCGTGCAGTCGTTCTCCGTGAACGACCAAGGCGACTTCAGCTTCCGCCAGGTGGTCAGTTCCGCGGTCAAAGCGATCGGCGGCACAGTCAACCTTTCGTCTGGCCAAGTTACGCTGGAGTACAACGCAAACCTGCCTGCCTCGACCTCATCGTCGTCGGCAGGAGCGAACAAGATTTATGTGGACTACAAATACAAGTCCACATTCGCGACCTCAAGGATCGGCGTGAGGACGACTTTCTCGTTCGGACCGACCGCCAGCCTCGAGCTAGTTTCGGTCGCTGACGCGCTCTACGGGCCGACCTCGGTCGACCCCGGCAGCAAAGTCCATGTCGGACCTACCGGCCTCGGAACCGGCATGACCGTTGCCCAGACGACGGGAAGCGCGGAGGAGAACTACGACTTCACATCGCTGTCGTCGTTCGACCTTCAGGTGGTTGTGGACGGAACGGACAATGTGCTGATCGACAATGTCGTTCAGGTTATTGACCTGTCCGAACTCAGCTCTGAATCGGCCGCCACGGCTTCGGACGTGGTCGACGAGATCAACGCCAAGATAGCGGATGGGGATGTCCCCGGCGGGTTTGAGGCCGTAGAGGTCGGCGGGTACGTTTCAGTTCGTACGCTCCACGCGGGCAACGACGCAAGGCTCCTCGTGAAGAACGAGAGTTCCGTGTTCGAACTTCTCGGGTTCGACGCCCCGCTCATCGACCCGACCAATCCCACCATCCTCAACGAGCCGGGTGGGACGAACCAGGGCTTCTACATCACCGCCGAGGGCGACTCGCCGGAGGGAGTGAGTGGCGACGCTTCGATTGCCACTTACGGCCTCGTGAATGGCGACAGCAACCGATACGGCGATGTGTCGCTAACCTTCACGGCCGACTCGGCTGGCATCGATGGCAACGCGACCCAAGTCGTCGTCAAGAACAACATCCGAGAGGGAAACTTCGTGCTGGAGGTCTACAACAACGGCGTTCAGGTCGAGTCTTGGGGCAACCTGTCCAAGGACGAGACGAGCCGCTACTACGTTGAGACCTTCCTCACGCTGGTCTCCGACTACGTGAGGGCCACGGACAACGCGGCCAACCCGGCTCCCCCGCTCGACGGCACCTACACGCTGTCGGGCGGTTCGGACGGCATACCGGCCGATCCGGACGACCAGGACTACTTCCTCATCGGAAACCAGAGGGGCTACACGGGCATTTACTCCCTCAGCGAGCCGGAGCAGATCGACCTCGACCTCGTGGCCATACCGGGTCACAGCTCGACGAACGTCGTGCTCGCCCTAATCGACATGGTGCAGAACCTTAGGACGGACGCCATGGCGATCATCGACGCTCCCTTCGGGCTCACCGTAAGGGAGATCGTGGCGTGGCAGAACGGTGCTCACCCGCTGAATACCACTCGCTTCGACTCTGACTTCGCGGCCCTTTACTGGCCGTGGGTCAAAATCCGCGACGCCTTCAACAACGTCGACGTGTGGGTTCCGCCGTCAGGTTCCGTGATGGCCGTTTACGCTCGCAATGACGCTCTCGCCGCACCGTGGTTCGCCCCGGCCGGCGTGAACAGAGGAGTGGTGCCCGGCATCACAGACGTGTTCAGCCGTCCGACCCTAGAGGAGAGAGACCTGATGTACGGCAACAGGAACGCGATCAACCCGATCGTCCAGTACGCCGACTTCCAGGACTTCGTGGTTTGGGGCCAGAAGACGCTGCAGCGCAGGCCTACGGCCCTCGACCGCGTGAATGTTCGCAGACTGATGTTCGTCATCGAGAAGAGGATTCGTGCCGCTTCGCGGGCGCTCCTGTTCGAACCGCACGACGAGCTCTTCCGCGCCAGGTTCGTGGACTTAGCCACGGCTATCCTCCAGGACATCAAGGTGGGTCGCGGACTCACGGCCTTCATCATCAAGGCAGACGAGGAATTGAACACGCCGGACGTGATCGACAGGAACGAGTTCCGTGCCAGAATCGGCGTGCAGCCGACGAAGGCTGTCGAGTTCATGTTCATAGAGTTCAGCATCCACAGGACGGGGAGCTTCGAGGCAGGTTCGGACACCTTCTGATCGAGTTTGAAAGATAACATAGGAGAACAAGAAAATGCCGATTAACATGGGTATTGGCCGCTTGGGCGGCAACGACGTCATCCACAAGCGCAAGTTCCGTTGGACTTTCGCGGTGGAGCGCGACGGGGGCAAGAGAGTCCCCGCCAGCTTCGTGAAGGTGGCAGCTCGTCCGCAGATCGAGATCGAAGAGACGGAGATCAACTTCCTCAACGCCAAGACCTACATCCCCGGCAAGGGCGTGTGGCAGTCCATCACCGTGACCTACTACGACGTCTCCGTCCTCAGCGGCGGCGGCAACGAGGAGCTGTGGTCGTGGCTTGCCAGCGTCTACAACTACCTCGACAACGAGGCTCTCACTCAGTCCTCGGTCAGGCGTTGCTACGGCGGAACGGGCGTCATAACCCTGTACGACGGTTGCGGCACGGAGCTTGAGGAGTGGAGGCTGTACGACTGCTGGCCGCAGGCCGTGAACTTCCAGGAACTTGACTACGCCTCGTCGGACGAGATGACGATCGAGGTGACCATGAGGTACTCGAACGTCAAGTACACGAACAGGTGCGGTCCGAACCCGAATGCTCAGTGCTGCGGCTGCGGCAACGGCATCGGTGGGTCGGCCGTCAACTGATAATATTGGCGACAAAACTGGCCGGCGGGCGCTCCCCGCCGGCCTTTTTTTTTGGTTTGGACTAGGATATCTGTGGGGAGGGTCACATGGGCAGAAACATGGGAATGGGCGTGCTCGGGGGCGGCGACGTCTGCTTCAAGCGCAAGTTCCGGTGGATGTTCCGAGTCGACGGCGTGATTGGGGAGGGGGCCAACATGCTCCCTCCGGACAAGGGCGCGCGACCCAGCCTGAACTTCAAGGAGATCGATGCCCAACACCTCAACGAGGTAATATACTTCGCCGGCAAGCCGGAGTGGAAGCCGATACAGGTGACGCTTTTCGACCTCAAGAGAAACAAGAACCCGATATTCGAGTGGCTCAAGAACCAGTACGACACCTGCGACGACAGGGCGGAGTGGAAGAGGCCGGGAGCCAACTGGAAAAGGACGGCCAATATCGAGCTGTACGACGGGTGCGGAAATATCGTGGAGAAATGGGTGATACGAAACGCGTGGCCTAACAACATAGAGTGGGGCGACCTCGACATGGGCGAATCTGCCTATGTAGTGGTGGAACTCACGTTGAGATACGACAGGGCCTGGATAGAGGGATGCTAGTCCATGTCTCGCTTGAGGATGTCTCTCATTTCCGAGAGCATGTCCTCGAGTTGCTTGGACTTCATGTTGAGCCTTCGGCAGGCTCCGCTCTTGTTAAGTCGGCCCTTCTTTGTGTAGACCTTTTTCTCGTCCTCAAGTAGGGCTTTAACAACTTCGCCATATCCGTTGGCTATCAGCTTGTTTATAAGCTCTTGTCTTTCCAGGTGTTCTATGCCGCTCATGGGATCATTATATAGAATTTGCTAGATAAAATCAATGGTGTCCGTTGGGGTCGAACATCTGTCGTCCGTTCTTGAAGGAGGAGCTTCCCTCCATGAACTGTATGTGGTTGAGGTACTTTCTTTTAAGTTCGTTGTAGTTCCTTGCCGACCTGTACAGCTGGCGGAAGTGGTTGAGTATGCAAGTGGTCATGTAGTTGAAGGCCTTGCCCTTTCGCGAGTCGAACCTGTCGATCTTGTCGAAGCATATCATGACTCCCTCCTGTATGGCGTCGTCCGAGTCTATAAGCTGGAATTTGGCGTATCTGACGATGTTCTCGGAGAGGGTGAAAAACGCCGTGGCCAGCTTTTGTTTTGAGTCGTCGTAGGTCGCGGAGCACTCCTTCAGGGACAGGTTCTTGAGGATCAGGCAGTCCTCGTTGGAGGAAGAATCTATATCTCTGCTCTTCTTCCTGGCTATCGTGTCCCTGATGTCTCCTATTATCATCGCCAGGCGGTCTTGTTTTCTTTTTGACTCCTGAAACGAATTTATGAGGCGCTCCAGGGTCTTGTTATTCAGATATTCGTTCACTTTCCTCCTGTTTCGGATGACTTCCAGAGTTCTATGCGCGACTTGGCTTTATCCATGGCGTCCTTGAACCATTCAGAGGCAACCCTGTGATAGTCGGGCGCGTAGAGAAGTCCTAGGGTAATGCTCCTGGCGTGGTCGATGTTCTCGTCGGTGTTCCTGCTGAAGTTGGACTCCGAGCCTATTATTTTGGTGCGAACCCCGTGCTCCCTGAGAATCATGTTCCCCAGCGTCTCGGTGTCGGGCCAGTTCGGACGTTCGGGGTGCGGCTCTTGGTTCCGCAGCCCGCACATGGAGGCAAGCCTCCTCATGCTCCATCCGAATCCGATCCTGTCTAGCGTCGGCACGTGGTACATGGTGGCCGTGTGGCTGATCATTCCTTTCCAGTCGTCGTGGTTCCTAGGGCTGATCTCGTATCCGACCACGGGGCACAGGCCGGAGTCCTCTTCGCCGCACATCGAAAGCATCCATTCGACGAAGTCCCTTCTCATCAGGAAGGCGTCAGAGTGGGTCGAGAACATGTATTCCGTACGGCACATGCTCTGCGCCGTGTCCAGAGCCACGCACACGGGGTCTGACGGATGGAGCATGCCGTTTTGCCTTATGCAGTGGACTTCCAGATCGTCCGAGTGCATCTCCAGAGTGCGCTCCAGGTTTTCGGGTTCGCTTCCTGTGTCCACCACTATTATGTAGGGTCTCTCTGTCTGAAGCCTCAATATCTCGACGCAAAGTTCCAGGGACTCCGGCGTGTCCATGGTGGGAACAACAGCCGTGACCTTGTATTCCCAAGGCTTGCGGGGGCACGAGCCCCTCCAGGGGGCGTCGTTGACATTTCTGTTGCGTAGCGGGGCGCAATTTTTGAACTTCATTGCTCATATAAGATAGGGTTGTAGACCATTTTTCAGAGGTTCAAATGTCTTTAAGACACACTACGATTACCGTCGACGGAAGGTGTATAGACCTCCTTTTGACGGACGACGAGATATCCACTGCTCTAGAGAGGGCACTGAGAGAAGAAAACCAGCAGTTCATAGACGAGAAGGAATGTTGCTCGTGCTGGCCGATTAACCCGCCGCCGGAATGCCCGTTCTGGAGGCGTATATTGGGCGTTTGTAGGGAATGCGACCAATAGAGCGGGCAGCAACCGCCCTAGAGTTGATAGTGGACAAGCCGTGGGCCAGAAAAGGGTACGAAGACCTAGCCGCTTGCTATCAATCCGCGGGAATGAAGGAAGAGGCGGAGGTTTTGAAGTCCCTCGTTTTGGAGAGGTTCAGTGCCGAACATACACATCCTGACGAGGGACAATTGCAAGACAATAAGGGCCTGTCTTGAGTCCGCTTCGCGTGTGGGCGGCCGTATCGTGGTCGGGGACATGGGGTCCCGGGACGGCACCCCCGAAATAGTGCGAGAATTCGGGGCCGACCTGGTGCACGTCGATTTCGACGGCGACCTTTCCGCGGCTCGGAACGGGCTCTGCTCGGCCGGCCAGAACATGTACCTTGAGCCTTGGGAGAAGATAGTCAAAGGGGCCGAGGCGATAGGATCGATGGTTGGAGGGCGCTCCTTCTACGTCATCGGCGGAGGCGTTGTTTCAAAGCAGGTGCGCCTATGGGACAAGGGAAAATTCGAAAACCCAGTGTTCGAAACGGTGGTCAGCTCCGAAGCAGTGGTGGACCCAAGGGTCGTCATTCTGGCTGACGGCCAGCCCGACAACCGAGCCGCGAACACGGAGGCATGCAGGGTCTGGGCCGAGAGGAAGCCCACTTCCCCCGATCCTCACTACTACTTGGCCTGCTCTTTGTTGGCCGAGGGCAGGGGCAGGGAGTTCATGTCCGAGGCCAGGAAGTACCTATCGCTGGTTTCCGTCGGGGATGAGTCTTACATTCTTATGAACTACTACCTTGCCAGGCAGGAGTTTGCTTTCGGGGAGGCTACGCAGGCTTACCGCCGGGCCGCTGAGTGCTTGTTCAGGCATCCTTCGTTCGCGGAATTCTGGTGTCTGATCGGGGATATGCTCTTTTCCCGCGGCCAGTACGAAAGGGCGATGGGCATGTACGAGAACGCCCGGATAGCAGGGGCAAAACGCAAGAGCGACGACCACTTCCCGATAGAGATATCCAAATACGACGCATACCCCCGTCTCATGGAAGAAAAGTGTCGAGAATCCATGGGGGCGTCTCTCCTGATGGCTCCGAAACGATAGGCCGGCACGTGAACTACCCACCCCCTAAAGGGACTGGGTTTTCTGGCGGGAGGCACATAAATAAACAAGGATGTGCACAGGGAGGTTGCATTGCCGAAGTTCAAAATTTTGGTCCGATACAGAAATCCCTCGTACGAGGATACGGTCGAGATAGAGGCTAACAATTCCTCGGAGGCCCAGTCTGCGTGCTCTTCCATGATGGAGTCGTGGGAGGCAAGGAGGGCGGACATGGAGTCGAAGAACGTCTACCTGAGTCGTTGGGTCGAGTCATGCGATCTCGTCCCGAGAACCAGACAGCAGGAGATGGAGGCCCTCAAGTTCCTAGAAGGCGATGTCTAGTTCGTTGATTACGACCGTTACTTGGTCTTCCCACCTAGCGACGTCCATTTGTTTCCTGCCGGGCCCTAGTTTGGCGAGTCTGGCCTCGAGTTCGTCGATGTGGCAGTTTATGACCATCCAGTGGTTTTCGGAAAGTCTTCTAATGTCCTCGTCGTGATCGGGCACCCGCATCCCGGGGAAATACCTCGACAGCTGTTCTGAGCAGTCCTTGAGTATTCTCCTGTAGAGCGGGGTGTGGCACGCGCACCCCGGGTTGTTGAGGAACTCTTCCACCTGTGGGCCGAGTTCCTTCGGGAGCGAGAGCCTGAAGCGAGAGTCCTTGAGGGCGTTCTTGACATCCTGTAGCGTTATCTTATTCGTTGGCACCCTCGGACTCCTTGGCGAAGCTGGCGCTGAAATCGATGGCATCCTTGATGAAGGACTCGTTCTCCTCTTTCATTCTGGCGTCTTTGATCTTGCGGTCGACCTCCGACTGCGGGTCGGGGTGCTTCCTCGGGGCGATGGCCCGGCCGCACCCGGGGCACCTGAACTTCCTCGAGCTCATGGAGTCGTTCTTTAGTTCCAGAAGCCCGGAGGAGTCCGGGTCGCAGACCCTCTTCCACCCGCAGTGCTGGCACAGCAGTATGGACTTGGAGCTAGCCATTTTCGTCCACGCCGACTATGCTTTTGGCCTCTAAGTAGTTCGCGTAAGTGGCCGACATCGTCGCCAGGTAGCTTCCCGCCATGCCGCAGGCGAACACTATCTCTGGGCGGTCGCTCACTATGAGGTACCCGCACAGGAAGCCCACCCAGGTCCCTGAGCACTGGTAGCACGAGACGAGCTTGGAGAGCCAAGGAACTCCGATCTTGTCCACGAGGTCGCGCAGCGGCTGCATTATGGTCGCGGGGTCTACTATCATGTTGGTCAGGCCCACGGTCGCCAACGCAAAAACCACTATCCTCGACATGTCCGACATTTTCATCTCCAGAAGGTCAAATACAGAGCGTTGCCCTTGCGGTACGAACCCATCCCCGAAAACCTCGACATTTCCTCCATGTCTGGGGGGCAGTCGATTTCGAAGTGCGTGTTGAGGACGCAGTTCCTACCGACCTTATCGATAGTAACTTCTCTGCCGAAGTGGGCAGAAAGGACTTTCTCGACCTCCTGGTCGGCGGAGTCTAGGAAGTCAAGGATGGCGGCTCGTCCCGTGGGCCGCAGGTCGGGGCTTATCTTGCTTACAGACCACTGGTCCCGGAAACGCCTCATATGGGGCATTTTCCTCCACGCGACGGGGTCCTCGAACACCAAGGCCTCGACGTTCTTGACCCCGATCCTGATGGGCTCGCTGTGTTTTTCCATGAGAATAGTTTTGGGCTTGCGCCACTAATGTAGTTGATAGACCGCCGGTTAGGACGAAGTCCCCCGTCGGACGTCACACACCAACCAGATAAAGAGAGGGACAAAATGGCCGAAGACTCGTTCAGACCACAGAAGAGGCAGATATCGCAGGATGAGATTTCGCAGGATTCGTCCGCAGAGGGGGCCACGGAGCAGCTCGAGGCCATGGCGGCCATGAGGAGAAGGGCCTCCGAAGAGATCAACGAGGACTTCCAGGAGCCGCAGGGCGAGCTGGCACAGCGGGTCAAGGGCAACGTTCCGGAGGTCTTCAAGAGGGCCGCCCGCAACCAGTCGGCCGCGCCGGCTCCGCAGAAGAACCAGGACATGAGGGTCACGGGGAGCGGCAAGCTCGAGGAGCTCATCGCGGGAATCGGTACGCGTGGCAACATGGTCTTCGAAAAGATAGAGCTGCCCTCCAAGGGCAAGTTCTACAACGGCGAGGACGGGCCGACGGACGGGGTGATCCACATCAGGCCCATGACGGGCGAGGAGGAGGAGATTCTCGCCACTCCGAGGTTCGTCAAGAAGGGCCAGGCAATCAACATGATCTTCAACCGATGCATGAGGGAGAGCTACGACTCGGCCAACTTCCTCACCCAAGACCGAACCTACATGCTGATCTACCTGCGGGGCATATCGTACACCCCGGAGTACGACGTCGAGGTGAGGGACCCCGAGACCGACCAGACATTCGCGACGACGATCAACCTCAACGACCTGTTCGTGGACTACTGCAGGTCGGACTTCGGGGCAGAAAACCTGGAGGACGTGTTGCCGGTCACGGGGTACCGTTTTAGGTACCGCCTTGCGGTCGGCAAGGACGAGCAGTTGATACAGGACTACCGCGAGCGTCGGGCCAAGAACTTCGACCTTTCGGGACAGGCGGACGACACCCTGCTCTACCGCACGGCTCACCTGATAGAGGAGATAGAGGGGCTCGGCGACAAGAGCGAGATTCAGACCCTCCTGAAGAAGCTTCCCATTCAGGACGTGGCCTACCTGAGGACGGTGGTGAACGAGCCTCCGTTCGGGGTGGACACGAAGATTTCCATCACGAACCCCTATAGCCTGCGGGACTTCGAGATCGAGCTGCCGCTAGAGTCGAATTTTTTCTTCCCTCGGGCAAAGAAAAAGGCGACGGCGGTATCGAAGACGCAAGTCTAGAGCTCTGGGATGGGCTCATGGAGGAGATGTTCTTCTTCATGTACCACATGCGCCAGAGCAGGGACAACTTCCTGTCTTTGCCCATAAACGAGAGAAAGTGGATGATAGACCGCTTCATCAAGCAGAAGGAACGAGAGAGCGAAGCCATGGAATCGGCCAAGAAGAAGGCCAAGAGGAGGTAGTTTGGCGATCAAGGAAAGACACCAGAACCCGGTTGTGGGCGACGAGGTGAGCCTGCGGCTGTTCACCTACAACTCGAACCAGAGGCAGGCCGTGGAGTCCGTGGACAAAGTGTCCATATACCATCTCGACAAAACGTCGGCCACGGAGGACAACCCGGAGGGGCGAAGGCTCGTGCTGGAGGTCGCGCCCGAAGACATAGAGGAGGTCGAGGACCCGTTCGGGGGGCACTACCGAGTGGCGGTGTCCCTCGAGTCCGAATTGTTCCTGGTGGGCACCTACCTCGATGTCTGGGACGTCAGGTTCAGCGAGAACCAGTCGGGCACCGTGACCAACCAGTTCGTGGTGCTCTCGGAGCTGTGGTACGCGTCCGACATGCCCGTCGTGTACGACTTCTCGTACGGGTTTCGGCCGAACAGGGTCAGGAAGGGCGAGCGTAGGTGGCTCACCGTGGAGGTCGTGCCCAATGTCCCGAGAGCCTCCGACATGGACCGTTACTACATGAACTTGGCGGTCGCCAGCCCCATCACGGTGTCGATAGAGAAAGCCTGCGGGGATTGTGTCCCGAAGGAGAGAGACCTCAGGATGATCGTGGAGGGCGCCCCGGTCGAGTACCGCAGGGACTCTGAGGCGTACTTCTTCCTGGACACCGTGGAACTCGGGATGGACTGCGGAATCTACAACGTGTGGTTCGAGCTCCAGTTTGGCGAGAACAAATTTATCTCGGAAAACCTGCAGCTCCAGATATACTGATGCGGTGGAAGCGGGCACCGGCCTTGGGCCGTGCCCGAAGGGGGAGGTGTGTCGGCGGGAGGGGGAGGGGAGACCCTCCCCCTCCTTTGACGCATTCCTCGAAGATTCCGACGCGGGAAATTTGTTGACGATCGGGCTTTCCGGCGTATAACCTCATGTAGTCGCATGTGGGATTGCAAAACGCAAGGAAAAGAACTATGGCATCGCCAGAGACCGTCCAGCTGATTTTCGAGAGTTCCATCCGAAGGTCGGAGAAGAAGATCACCAACCCGACCAAGGCACTAATGGTGAACGTCCTCGCCGAAGCGGGATTCGAAGGCGTGTGGGAGCTGAAGGACTCGCGCAGGATCAAGAAGAAGGGTAGGGAACGCTTCGGAGCCATCCGGCTGGAGTCCCGTGCCGGTGCTCAGAGCATCCGCGTGTGGTGCAAGCCGAGGGGGAACGACACGGCGTTCGAATATTCGCTGATCCCGCCCGCGGGGACGGACCTGCAGATGGCATTTGCGGTACTGAAGCGGGTGAGCCCCATCACTCTACGAGTAGCCGAATCGCCCGTGCTCCCATTGGCGGTGAAGGCGAGAGTTCTACTGGACGCCCCACCTCTTCCGCCTTTGCAGAGGGAGGAGCAATTCTTCGAGGTGGCCGACGACCCGACTGCCGTGCCAGCGAAAGACGCTGAATCCGCGGAGGTGGAGGGGCTTCCGAAGAGCGAGGAGCCGGAGGCGAGAATGGTCGCAGAATCGCCGAAGACGCCAGATTTCGAACGAATGGAACTCAAGGGCACCGAGATTCTTCCGACCAGTCCGCAATGGACAGAGCACTAATGGCGATCGGGTTCGTGGCGGAGTTCGGTTACGCGAAGAAGACGGAGGCCTCGTCCAGCATCATAAGGAACCTCGGGATGAAGAGGTTCGTCTCCGGAATGAGCCCGACCTACACCTCGATCGAAGGGGCGATGCGTGCGCTAACCATGGCCCTCAGGAAGAAGGGCAGGTACATCGAGAGGATCAGGTGCGACCCGCAGGGCGGGAAAGGCGTCAGCGACGGCGTCAGGGGCTACAAGCTGACCCCGGCGGGGGAGCTCAGGCTGGAGTCGGTAAAGGGCAAGTTCGGCCCAGAGGCAGAGGCCCGCCTGAACCCGCTGTGGCGTCGTGGGTCTCCCCAGCCGAGCCGGCAGGAGACCGTTCCGCCCATGGTCGCGGCAGAGGCGGGGGCCTCCGTGTCCCCCGTTTCGATCGGCCGCCTCAAGGACCTACTGGCCTCCTACGAGGAGTCCCAGCGGCAGGTGGAGGAGATCGACGGCCTGCTCGGCCAGATGGAGGACGACATGAAGAACCTGCGACTCGACATAGAGGCTCTGGAGCTCGCGGAGCGGGAGAAGATGCGCCAGATCGAATCAATCAAGGAGGAGGCCGAGCGGATAGCCTCCAAAAAGGCCGAGGCCCAGAGGAAGCTCGCCCAGAAGGAGTCCGAGCGAAAGGAGTGGGAAGACTTGAAGAACCCGCACCAGAAAGAGAAGGACAGGATCGGTTCGATGCTCTCCGTTCTGGAGGGGCGGTGATGGTGATAGTCCCCGTGAGGCTGGTCGGCAGGAAGGGCGGCGGCGTGCTGTGCCGGCTCGGAAGCGAGCCCCTTCAGGACGCCCCCGTGGAGTTCCTGTCGCCCGAGTGCGTCGAGAGGATCGTCGAATCGGAAGGGTCGGACCTGGCCGTCGTGGTTCTTAACCCGAACCGGGTGCCGGATTCGATCAAGGGGCGCTTGGGGCTGGGCTGAAGAAGAAGTCGTCCTCAAGGGAGACTAGGTCCTCCATGGATATCGCCGTCCACTGGCCGTAGCGGAGCATGCAGGGGAACTCCCTGCCTTTGAGGTCGGAGGACTTGAGGAAGGCGAGCCTCGGCTTCCTGTCCTTCTTCCACAGGAGGAGTGGCATCCTGCCGCACCTCGCGGAGTCGTCGCTGACCTGCTTTAGGAAGGAATCGAGCTCGGCCTGCCCGCCCGAGAAGACGGTGCACAGGTCGATGTCGTTGTACCCGCCCTTGCTCTCCAGGACGAACAGGAAGCCCTCCGGACACACGATGTCGCCCGAGTAGGTGTCGGAGGCGGCCTTGGACAGGTGAACCCTTTGCCCCCAGCGGGTTCCACTTCCCACAGACCTGCTGAAGGACCCGCACCCTGGGCGCCCAGCGATGGCCTCCCTGAACCTTTCGTTGAGCCTCTTTATAAGGTCAAGCTCGACCCTCTTGCCCTTTCGGCCAGACTTTATCTTCTTGGGCTTGCTCTTGAGAATGTCCTCTATTTCCGAATCTTCTTCTTCCACAAAGTGTATGTAGTGCGGAAGAAAAAATTACCAAAAAACAAAGGCTATTGCTCTTCCGATGCGAGCGAGTTCGTGGGTTTATCCTGATTGCCCGCCATGGCCTCCATGTGGGCTTGGCAGGCCTTCAAGACGCCCGAGAGGTCGTCCTTCTCCTCTATTGCCCTCATAATGGCCACACCGCATTTCTGGAGGGTCTTTAGACCCGGCTCCTCCCTTTGGGGCCAGTGGGTGTGAACGACCCTCCTGATCTGATTTACGATGCCTTGGGCGTTCGACACGAGGTGCCTTGTACCCATGTCGCCCGCGCTGTCGTTGAGGTCCTGGAGGGCCTCCAGGATGCCTGAGACCCTTTGTGCGAAGTACTGGTCGGTCTCGGCCAATATGAAGTCCTTGAATTCCATGCGCCTATCTAGGCCTTTCAGCCGACGTTCCAGGTGGCAACGGGTCTTTTTAGGGGGTTTTTCGGGGGCCTGACCCCCTTGCAGGCATTGGCCACCGCCTCCGCCGACGCCTTGGCCTGTCTGGCTGTTTCGGCGGCGCCGGATTGCTGCAATTCCTTCGCCGAGCAGAGGTTCTGGCAGGAGTAGGGGAGTTCGATGTCCTCGGCCACGGACCCGTCCTTGTTGTAGGTCTGCTCGCTCGTCTTGGGGACAAAGTAGCAGGTGAAACAAATGGAGGGGTAGTTCTTGCCGTCCACGAACGGGGCGTTCTTGTGGGACGAGGTCCAGATGTCCATTTTCTGGCCGCAGATTGGGCACGCCTTCTTCATGTCGCGATTTTATCCATGCCCCTCGAGGGGAACCAGTCCGGTCCGTAGTTCACGGTTATCTGCTCGCCGGCCTTGATGTCCCGCAGGGCCATGATGGCGATGAGTTTGTCGTGGAAGTTCATGGAGAACGCACAGTTGTTGTTGTCGCTGTGGTTGTAGATCATGGTCCAGCCGAGCGGCACGGCCAGCCGGTCCTGCCAGGCTATCACATACCTCATGAGGTTGTCGTCGACCTGGCAGGCGGGCAGGAAGTCGATCACGGGGGCTATCTCTACGAATTCCTGGCTTCTGATTTCTCCCCTGGTGAACACGCAGTGGCCCATACGGTCGTCCCACCCGATGTGCAGTCGCTCGTCGAGGAAGGGAGCGAACTCTTTCATTTTCCGGTGGAGCCGAACCCGCCCGCGCCCCTGTTGGACTCCGCAAGTTCTTCTGACCTAGAGAAGTCGAAGTTGAAGTGGCTCTCGAAGATGATCTGCGCGATCTTGTCACCCTTCTCAACGAAAAAGGTGTTGTGCCTGTCAGTGTTCAGGAGAACCACCTTGATCTCCCCCCTGTAGGAGCTGTCGACCACGCCTGCGAGCACATCTATGCCGTGCTTGCTGGCGAGTCCCGACCGCGGGGCGACCCTGCCGTAGAAGCCGTTGGGTATTTCCATGGCAATCCCTGTGCCGACCGTCTTGCGCTCTCCTGGTTGGATCATGAGGTTTTCGGTGCTAAACAGGTCTGCCCCGGCGTCGGAAGGGTTTGCCCTGGCGGGAGCCTTGGCGTCCTTTTCCAAGAGTTTGACTTTAACCCTCGGGAAGTCCTCGTCTTCTGTCTTGTAGAACCACTTGGCCAAGAAGTTCACTTCACGCCTCGCACGAAGAACAAGTGAGTATGGAGCGGGCGAGTTCCTGCGCCGGGTTCGCCGACCTCTGGTAGTAGAATGTCTTGACTCCCATCTGCCAACCCTCGATGAGCAGGCTGTTGACGTCCTTTGGGGAGGTCGAAGGGGGAACCATCAGGTTGAGGCTCTGCGACTGATCTATGTGCTTCTGCCTCTGGGCGGCCTGGATGACGACCTCCTTTTGCGATATCTCGCCGAAGGTCTTGAAGACGTCCTTCTCCTCCTTGGTCAGGAAGTCCAAGTGCTGGACGGATCCGCCCTTCACGAGGATGCTCTTCCACGTCGCCTCGTCGTTCCTGTCGTACTTCTTCAGGACTTCCTTGAGGTACGGGTTCTTGTATGTGAACTTGCCCTTGGCGAGGTTCTTGACGAAGTAGTTGCTGTTCAGGGGCTCGATGCTCGGACTGACCTGCCCGAGGATGAAGCTGCTGGATGTCGTGGGGGCTATGGCGAGGGTGGTGACGTTCCTGCGTCCGTATCCCTCGAGCAGGGGCGGCTCGCCGTAGTCCTTGGCCATCTGTTCCGTGGTTTTGTCGGCCCGCTCGCGCACTGTCTTCCATATCTCCGCGTTCTTCATCTTCGCCTCCATGCTCTCGAAGGCGATCATCTTGCTTTGAAGATAGGAGTGCCACCCGAGAGCCCCGAGCCCCAGGGCTCTTTGTTCCATTGCGAACTTGCGGGGGGCTTCCATGTATTTGACGCCCTCCGTCTTGCGGATGAACTCCTCGCAGACCGAGTCGAGAAACATGACCATTGTCTCGACCGCGTCAGTTTCGACCATCTCGTCCCAGTGCAGCAGGTTGAGGCTGGACAGAACGCACACGAACGAGTTGTTCTCGTCCGAGAACAGCTGAATCTCCGAGCAGTTCCCGGTGAGGACGCCGTTGAATACGGCCTTGTGTTCTTTCGGCTCGTTGACGCAGTAGGTGTCGCTTTTGCCCGCAGGGGCGATTTCGATGACTTCCGTCCTGACCAGCCTTCCTCTGCTGTCCGTGAAGCGGAGAAGTTCGTCGCCCGGCTTGAGGTCGGCGGCCCTGACCTCCGTTCCGTCCTTGAGGTAGAACTTGTGGTACTCCGTGGTCTTGAGGCTAGGGAACTTGAGGGACTGCGTGTCGTCGTCGTCCAATTCCCTGACCACGACCTTTACTTCCAGAAGTGCCTGGTCCGATCCGGTCTTGCGGATCACGGTCTTAGACCACTCCTTGCCGTTCCAGACCTCAACCTCCTTGCCTTCGTGCTCGCCGATCGCGATCTCTCCCTCTCGGGTGAGGAGCATGGTGTCCGGGGAGACGCACAGGTTGCTCGCCTTGATCTTAAGTTTCTTTTCCTTGTAGACCTTGGGGGCGTTCTTGTTCGCGGTGTCGACGAACATAATGTACGGATATCCGGTTTCGAACCGCTTCTGGATGACCTTGGCCCAGATGGCCCGCTTCTCCTTGTCGCCCTCGATGAGGTCTTTCATGAACTTGTCGGTGACCGTCACGCCGATGCTCATGTTCTGGATGCTGTGTCCCTCGCTCCTGATCCTGAGGAACTCCTCTATGTCGGCGTGCTCAATCGGCATGTAGGCCGCGAACGATCCGCGGCGTGCGCTACCTTGGCTGATGACCTCGCTGATCTTGTCGAATATCTCCATGAAGTGGACGGCCCCACTGCTCTCGCCGCCCACGCTGATCTTCGTGCCCCTCGGCCTGAGGGCACCGAAGAATCCGCTCGTGCCTCCGCCCATCTTGCTCATGATGCCGACCTCAGCCGCCTTCGTGAGGATGCTCTCCATCTTGTCCTCGACGAAGCTGCCGAAGCAGCTGACCGGGAGCCCTCTCTTGTTCCCGAAGTTGCACCAGACCGGGGTCGCGAGGGAGTAGAAGCCCCGCTTCATGTATCCCTCGAACTTGTCAGCGAAGCCCTTGACCTTGAGGATGGACTCGGCGTTCTCCGCTATCTGTCTTATCCGCTGCTCAGGGGTCACCCCCGGCTCAAGGTAGCCACGCTCTAGGAAGAGGCGGCTGTGGGAGTTGAGCCAATAATAGTCCTTGCTGTTCATCGTGTACCTTGGATGAGATCGGTGTGATACTAGAGTCTGGGAGCTTTCAGAACAGGTCTTCGACTGCGAAACATTTTCCGGCCCTGGAGTACTCCACCGGTCTGGAGTGGAAAAAGTCGCTCTGGTTGTTCCCCAGAACCTGCTCGTCGAACCAGGCGGTCTTGGACAGCGCCTCCTCGTCGATTTCGAACATCGTCCCGAAGCCGATCTCCTTGAGGGACTCGTTCATCCTGTTCTTGACGAACTCCTTCAGCACTTCGGAATTGAGCTTTTCTGACTGGTATCCGTTGACTATCCACTCGATGATCTGCATTTCGTACTTGACGGCCTGTTCGGCCTCGTGACGTATCTTGGCCTCCAGCTGCTCGTCGAAGAGTTCCGGGTGCTCTTTTCTCATGACGTTGATCAGCTTCATGCCGATCATGGCGTGGAGGTTCTCTTCCCGGCTGGTGTATTCCACCTGCTTGTTAGTGTCCTTAAGCAAGTTCTTGTAACGACCGAACCAGCTTATTGTGTAGAACTGGCTGAACAGGGCTATATTCTCGACAAAAAGCGTGAACAGTATGAGGGAATAGACGAACTGCTTTCGGTTGTCCGAATGAAACTTGTGGAGGTGCTTGCGCAGGTAGTTCACACGTCCCTTGATGATGTCGAGTTCCAAGGTCTTCTCGAAGGCGTCGTCGATCCCCAGTACTTCTAGCAATCTCTCGTAGGCGTCCCCGTGGATCACCTCCGTGTTCGCCATGACGTACCCCATGTCGTTGATGCTGGGGTGCGGGAGGTTGTCGCCGAGCTTCGCCCAGAACTTCTTGACGGATATTTCAAGTTGGCCGATGGTGGCGAGGGCCCTGACTATGATCTCCCGCTCTTGTTCGTCCAGGGACACCATGAAGTCCTGTTTGTCGCTCTGGAAACTGAATTCCTTGTCTGTCCAGAAGCCGTTGTGCATGGCCTCTATGAAGTCCTGCGTCCATGGATAATGGTCTGGTTTTCTGCTTATCTGCTCTTCAAATATCATGTGTTAAGTTCCTTTGCTTCGTTCAAACGCAGGGGTATGTAAGTCTATTAACCAGAATTTTTCAGGCGTGTGAATCCGCCTTTCTTCTCCAGCGTTATTACCTCGCAACCCCCCAGCATTTCTAGGAGATTATGGTCGTGCGTGGTGATAAAAACCTGCCTGTCCTTCGCAAGTTCCATTATCATGTTGTATACCCCAACCACCCCCATTTGGTCAATATTAGTGGTCACCTCGTCAAGGAAGACGAGGCTCGGGTGGGTGCCGGAGTTGAGCATCATGACGTGCGCAAAGGCCTGGGACACGGCGAGGTTGAGCCTGCGGCGCTCGCCGCCGCTCATGGCGTGGTATACGAAGGGGTCGCCGTCGTGCGGGCGGCGCTCAATCTTCTCCTCAAGCTCGTTGTCGAACTCCAGTGATATCCGCCCGTCGATGAGGAACTGCAGCCAGTGGGCGATCCGGGCGTTGAGGGCGGGCATGATGCCGTCTATCACGAACTTCCTTATCCCTGCGTCGCCGAAGCCGACGCACCAGAAGTCGTAGTAGGGCATCTCCGCCTCTATTGACTTGAGTTCGGACTCTTTCAAGGCGAGTTCCTCTCTCCTCGCGGCCAAGTCGTCGGACAGCGAGTCGATCATGGACTTGAACGGGGAGTCACCGTCGAGCTGCTTTATCTTTTCGGAGAGCTGATCCGTGAGAGCCTTGATCTGTCCCTCGACGACCCCGGCTCGGTCATCTTCCGTCCTGGGCCGCTCTACCTTGCCGAGTTCGGACAGCTCAAGCCTCATCTGCTTTATGGACGAGGAAACGGAGGAGATCGACGATTTCGCGGTCGAGACGGCCTCGGTCATCGACTTGATCTTGGCCTCGGCGGCAAGGGCTTTTTCTTCGGCGGTGGACTTCTTTGAGAGAATCCCCTCCGCTTCGGAGCGGATGCCGGCGGCCTTCTCCGTCATCTGATCGGCATATTTCCTGAAATTGTCCTTCGAGATCCTACCGAAACAGTACTTACAGGTGCCTCCCTCGCTCTTCTCAAGCCTGCTGACCTCCACCTCGTGGTCTTCCGCGAGTTCGACGAGTCTTTTGGCCTCGGCCGCCGCGGACTTCGCCTGCATGGCTATTTCGTCCTTGGATCGCCTCGTCTCGGCCAGTTTTTCCTGCGCCCTCTCCAGCATTTCCTCAAGCTTCTGCCTCTTGCTCTCCAAGGACGGCAGTTCCGAATTTATTTCGGAGATGCGAGAAACGGCTTCGTTGTACCTGTCGGCTCCTCCGTCGCCCGACGGGGAGGACAGGGAGGACTTCAGGGCTTCTATTTTCGACTTGATCTGCGACGTTTCCGCCTCGGCCTTCGATCTCCAAGAAGACTCCTCGTCCTTGGCTATCTTGATCCTGGATTCGGCCTGGGACACCTGCCTCGCTATGGCGCCGGCCTCAGACTCGATTAGTTTGGACTGGTCCTTCTTTTCTTTCTTCAGGGACTTTGCCGTGTCCGCGAATCCCTTGTACTTTTCTAGAGAAAGGAGGTTCTCTACTATGTCTCTCTTGCTTGTCGAGTCGCACTCGAGGAAGCTGCCGGAGTTGTTGTCGGTGAACACCACGACGTTCACGAAGGTTTCGTAGTTGAGTCCGATCTTTTCTTCTATGAGCTTCTGCGTGGCCGGCTGGCCCCCGAGCGTTATTTCCGTGGAGTCGTCCCAGACGCCTTCCTTGCTCTCCCAGAGTCTGAGGCCGTCGGGCTTGCGCGTCCTGACCACCCTATAGTCGCCCCACCTCACCTCCGTTTTTAGGCCCTTGCCGACGGAGTTGTTGATGACGTCTTTGTGTCCGATCTTTTTGGGGTGCTTGATGGTCTTCCCAAACAGAGTGTAGACGATTATCTCCGGTATGGAGCTTTTGCCGGCCCCGTTGCTCGCGGCGGCGGACTCGCCGTCCTGAACGTCGAGGTTGAGCCCCCTGACGAGCACCACATTGCCCTTCTCCGTAAAGTCTATCTCCACCTCGTCGGGGCCGAAGCAGAGGAAGTTCTGTGCCTTGGCGTACTTTATATCTAGGTTTCTCATGAATCGCAGACCTTGGAGCAGATTCCCTTGCCTATACGAACTAGAGCGTCCCGCTCCAACCCCTCCGGCGCGACCTGATCTACATACCTTTCTATCATCTGGTCTTCGTTCTGCAGTATGGCCTTGGCGTCGTCCACGACATGGGACTCGTCCCTAGAGGACTGCTTTATCTCAAGCGTCGCGACGCCGCACGATTCGACGAGTTTCTGGCGCAGTTCCGACATGCGCTTGTCGGCGATGTTGTCGACCTCTAGTCGGACGAAGTTTCCTGCGAGACTTGAGGATTCGACCTGGTCTTCGCTTATGATGAGGTGGGTGGGGCTGAAGTCGTTGGCTATGTACTCGGAGGTGTCGTCCTCGGTGTCGTAAACGAGCAGGTGCTTTTCCTGGTCGGCCTCGCCGAAGCTGAGTTGGAGGGGGGAGCCGACATACTCGACCCTGTCGTCCATTCTCTGGGCGGCGTGGTAGTGGCCCAGGAACACGCGGTCCCAACGGCGGAATATTTCAGGGCCGACCCTGACCATGTCGCCCTCGTGTTCGACCGTGACCTCTGATATCGTCTTGTACCGAGAGTTCCACACCGCCCCGTCCACCGCTATGTGGCCCCCGAGTATTTTCGGCTCGTGCTTGGGCACCTCCGCGTCCCACCTTTCCTCGATCTTCTTGATGTCCTCGGCGGGCGAGTGGGTGTATGGCAGAAAGCCCATGTGGAAAGAGTCTCGGCCGTCCGATATGCGCTGGACGGACGGTTCGGACACGACAGTGACGCCCGGGAGGGTTCTCAATGGGTTGACGCTTGATACGTCAAGTCGTTCGTAGTGCCAGAGATCGTGGTTGCCCAGCAGCAGGTGGAGCCTCAAGTCGCCCTTGGAGAGGTGTCTCTCCATGATTTCGAAGGTTCTCTGGTAGGCGAGCACGTCGATCTTCTGCCTGTCGTGGAACAGGTCGCCGAGGAAAACGAGGTTGGAAATTCCCCTTTCCTCTGCGGTTCTGAATGCCCATTCAAGCGCCTCGAGGCAGTCGTCGAGCCTTGACGAGGACTTCTTATGCGGATGTATATGGATGTCGCTGAAGACGAGAATTTTCATTTGTGTTAGAAAACACTATACCTTTCGGCCGTCTTCCTGTCCATCCTTCTTGTGCTTCATCGACTTTTCTAGGGCAGTCCACACATCCGTGGCCTTCACCTTCTGAACCTTGTTGGGTGCCGAAGAGGAGCCGTCGCCACCGGGCGGTACTCCGGGAGGTCCTGGCGGCATGCCGGGGGGACCACCAAGTGATGGTCCTCCACCAATCGGACCGGGTGGCGGCCCACCGAGAGGCGGCCC